TTGCCAATAATGGCTAACTAAGGATTACGTCATGTCTCTTTCGCAGATGCAGGTTTTCAACCAGTATGTGATGCCAGCGACCATCGAAACGCTGGGCCAGATGGTTGACAAATTCAACGCCGCTTCTAACGGCACCATCCGTCTGACCACTGCCGGTTTTGATGGCGATTTCTTGCAGGAATCGTTCTTCGCCGCCATCCACTCGGCCCAGCGCCGCGTTGATCGCTATGCCGCACAGGGTGCTGCCAGCCCGACCGATCTGACCCAGCTTAAGCAGAGCGCCGTCAAGATCGCTGGTGGTTTCGGCCCGATCCGTTTCGAGCCGTCGCAGTTGACTTGGCTCCAGAAGCCGACCGCCGAAGGCATCGAAGTGGCCAGCCGCAACTTTGCCGAAGCCCTGCTTCGTGATCAGCTTAACACGGCCATCGCTGGTCTTGTGGCTGCGATCAGCAACCAGGCTGCCGCGACGAACGACATCTCTGCCGGCACGAATGCTGTCATCACTTACAACACCATCAACGGCGCACATGCCAAGTTTGGTGATCGTTCGATGGACATTCTGGCCAACGTCATGACCGGCTCCATGCTTCACAAGCTGGTTGACCAGAACCTGACCAACACCGCGCGCCTGTTCTATGCACAGGGCGTGCAGGTGGTGGACATTCTGGGCAAGGCCGTGATCGTGACCGACGCGCCGGCTCTGTCGGAATCCGGCACCCCCGGCAAGGACAAGGTGCTGGGCCTGGTGTCTGGCGCTGCGACCGTGTTCGACGGTGGCGATGTCATCAGCAACATCGACACCAGCAACGGTCAGACCCGCATCGAAACGACGATGCAGGTCGATTACAGCTTCGGCCTGGGCCTTAAGGGCTACACTTGGGACGAAGTGAACGGCGGCAAGTCGCCGACCGACGCCGAACTGGCGACCGGCAGCAACTGGGATAAGGTTGCTACCGACATCAAGAACACCGCTGGTGTTATCGCCATTGGTGACATGTCGTAAGACGTGATGGTGAGGGGCTGGCAGGGAGTGGCCAGCCCCAAACCTTTGAGGGGCGATGAATGAAGATTGCATATGAGCCGCACCCGGTGAGCGCAGCCCGAAAGGCTGAATTGCGCGCTGGCGGCTACAAGATTTTAGATGCCCGCTACAAGCCGCCCGGCGCTGTTGTGAAACAACCGGAGCCTGTGCTAGATGCTAAGGCAGAGCCGATTGCGCCAGCATTGGCACCAATTCTGGCAAAGCGGGGCAGGCCGCGCAAGGGAAGCTAAAAGATGGCGTTTGTTGTCGAAACCGGAGCCGGCCTTGCAAACGCTAACAGCTTTGCCAGCGTGGCGGCGGCTGATGCCTATGTTGCGGATCGCGGCATTACGGGCTGGTCAACTTTGACAACAACAGCCAAGGAACAGGCGCTAATCCGCGCCACTGACTTTCTAGAAGCCACCTATCGAAGCGCATGGAAGGGCTTTCGGAACACCGAAGCGCAGGCTTTGGCGTGGCCGCGTTATGACGTTTGGGTGGAGATGTTCCTTGTCGATAGCGACACGGTGCCATCTGCTGTGGTTCGCGCCACGATTGAAATGGCGCTTAAGGCGACGACTAACACCGATCTGATTCCAGACACTGGCCGCACGATCACCCGCGAAAAGGTGGACGTGATCGAAATCGAATATAGTGAGTTTGGGCCGCGCGGAACGCAATTCACAGAGATTGCGCGCATCCTGTCGCCCTACACTAATTCCAGCAGCGGCGGCGCGTTTGCCTCTGTGACGGTGATCCGCACTTGACGGGCATTGCCGAACGCGCTGCGCTTTTGCTTGCCCGCGAGGGCGAGACGGTTAGCATTGCGTTCCCCGGCACACCGGCCTTTGATCCCGTGACCGGCGCAGCGCAGACGCCAACGGCTGCAACGACCGTCACCGGCAAGGGCTATCCTGGCCAATACCGCAAAAGCGAACTTGACCAGACGACCGTGCAATCTGGTGACATCCGCTTGACGCTGGAAAAGATCACGCCGCGACCGGAAGTCAATTGCACGGCGACCGTTGACGGTAGAACATACCGCGTGATGGACGTAAGGCCGATCCGCAAGGCCGGCGCTGATGTGATTTACATTTGTCAGTTGAGGGCAAATTGATGAGCGGCGAGATGCTAGAAGTCGGCGGTGACATTTGGTTTCCGGTGCAATGGGAGCGCGGCACGGTTGAGGCCATTATTGCCGAAGGCGACGACATCACGACCGTGCTAATCCGCAAGGCTGATGGAACGCAGATTGCGCTTGATTATGCAGACGGCGAAACGGTGACGGTGCAATGAGTCAGACAAGCATCAGCGCCGCCCTAAGCGCCCGTCTGGCCACGCTGGCGGGCTATCAGGTGCAGTGGGAAAACGCACCATTCAATCCGCCCGCTGGCGTCTATCTGGCGGAGGCGTTCTTGCCGGCTGCCACGCTGGCCGTGGGCATTTCCAACGCATCCAGCGACGAATATAGCGGCATCTATCAGGTGAGCGTGATGGCACCCAAGGGCGCGACCAAAGGGCCGCCAAGGGTGGCCGCTGATGCTGTGCTGGCGTTGTTCCCGCGCGGCCTGCAATTGACGCGATCCGGCATCACCGTGACGATCTTGCGGGCCAGCATGGGGCCGGCGCTGATGGACGGTGATCGCTACGCTGTGCCGCTGTCAATTGAATATCGGGCATTCGCATGAGCGCGGGCGGCGACTTTGCGCTTGATCTAAGCAAGTTTGCCGAAAAGGCAGGCGAAGCGGCTAATGCCGTGATTAGCAAAATCTGCCTTGATCTGACTTCCAACATTATCCTCAAAACGCCGGTTGACACTGGCCGGGCGCGGGCAAACTGGCAGGCCAGCATCGGGCAGCCCGTTAGCCATACTATTGAATTTAGCGGTGACACTGGCAGCAATGCAGTTGCGCCCAACAAAAGCCGGGCATCCGAATTTGCAAAAGCAAACGCAGAGGCGGCGGCGTTTCAGGCACCCGGCAACGTCTTTTATATTAGCAACAATCTTCCCTACATCGCTTCGCTAGAATTTGGCCTATACCGCCCAGGGCCAAACACAGTTGGTGGCTTTTCAAAGCAGGCTCCAAGTGGTATGGTGCGGATTAGCATTAACGAAATCAGCCGCGCGCTGCGACTGTAGGAGGTCGAATTATGTCTGACGTTGTTTCTTCTGTTGGCACTATCGTTTCGGTCGCCAACGCATCGCCGGCAACCTATAACTCTGCCGGCTTTGCCGCCCTCACTTGGGTGGCTTGCGGTGAGCTTGCCGAACTGCCGGCCTTTGGCGCGGAAGCCGCGCTTGCCACTCACACCCCGCTGGCGACCGGCATTGTTGCCAAGCGCCGTGGTTCGCTGAATTATGGTAGCGTTGCTTTGACGATGGCCGTGTCGGATGACGATGCTGGTCAGACGATCTTGCAGGACGCTGCCGAAGCGGCTGCCGGCACCGACGCACAGGTTGCGGTCAAGGTGCTGCTGGTGAATGGTGAAATCCAGTATTTCACCGCCCAGGTGATGAGCTACAAGGTCAACGTGGGCAACGCCGATGCCATCACGATGGCCGAAGTGACGCTTGAAATCGACAACAAGGTTATCAAGGTTTCTGCCCCGTAACACGGAACGCCAGCGGCTAGGGTAGCACCCGAAAAGCGGATCGCCCGCCGCCTGCCGCTGGCACTTTCGGGCTGACATGAAAGGGCAAACATGGACTTGAACACGCTTAAGGCCGTGAAGGCCGACGAAGGCGCTACGCTGCAACTGGTGCATCCGCAGACCGAGGAGCCGCTTGATGGCATGACCATCACGCTTCTGGGCCAGGACAGCGCCGCTTATCGTAAAATCCAGATGGCAAAGCAGCAAATGGCCTTGAACCGTCTTGCCAAGGGCAAGCGGGCAACTGCCGATCTAGACGCCGAAAAGCTGGCGGCTGAGATGATTGACGATCTGGCCAAGATGACCATCAAGTGGACGGGCTTCGAGTTGGATGGCAAGGCGCTTAAGTGCGAAAAGGCTAACGCGGTGACAGTCTACACCGATTGGCCGTGGATTCGTGAACAGGCACAGGAGTTTGTCGCTAATCGCGCAAACTTCTTTCACGGAAACGATTGAAACGCTGTCGATTTACGTCAAGCAAATCGCTTGGCTAAACACCATTCCCGAAAAAGAAAAGCGGCCAAGGCGTGACACGGTGGGCGGCGATCTGCCGCCCATCACCGCTGGCGCTTATTTGCTAGACCTGCTTTTCGAGATTGGCCCAGCCCAGCCGCTTGCTATGAGCAGCCCGGTGGCCATCAGTGAGCTTGAAATAGCTGCTTGGCAGACCAATCGCGGCATCAGCTTGTCGGCATGGGAAGCCGGCACGATCCGCCGCCTATCGCATGATTATGCTTCGGCGCTGTCTAAGGCCAGTCAGGCATCCTGCCCACCGTTTTACATGTCGCCGGAACGCATGACCGCAGATCGGCGCGACAAAATCAGCAAGGCGATGTCGTCCTGGGCTGACAAAGTGAACGATGGTAAGGGCGCTTTGCAAAAATAGCCGCGCTGTGGCATAGATAGCATGAACAGAATGGGGCTTGCTTAATGGCCGAACTTGCAAGGCTTCGGATCGCAGTAGACAGCACAAGCGCCAAGACCGCCGAACGCGATCTTGAAGGGCTTGCGTCTGCGGCTGGAAATACTGGCCGCGCTGTTGATGCGATGATTGCCGGCCAAAAGCGCATGACTGAGGCCATGCAATCGGCCCACAAGCCGACGCTTGATGCGGTGCGCTATCTGGACTCGCTGAACCGTGAGCTTGAGACGATTGGGAAGTCATCGCTGCAAATCAAGGCGATGGAAATCAAGATGGCCGCTGCGGCGGCTCCCACTGCTGAACTGGCGCGCGAAATCCGCAGCATGGGCGCGGAACTGATCAAGGCCGAACGCGCGGCCATGACTAGCACACCGCACATCACCAGCATGGGCAACAGCAGCAAGCTGGCCAGCCATCACACGCAAAACTTGGCCTTCCAGTTGCAGGACGTTTTTGTTGGTCTGACAAGCGGCCAAAAGCCAATGACCGTGTTTTTCCAGCAGGGCAGCCAAATCGCCGGCATCATGATGCAAGCCGGCCTAAGCGTGCGGGCGTTTGCTACAGAAGTTGCCGCATTGACGGCCCGCGTGGTGGCTGCTGTTGCGCTGAATCCGGCGTTCCTGGCGTTTGCCGCTGCGGCTGGCACGGCGTTTGTGGCGTTCAAGGATTTTCAGGCGCAGGTCGGCAAGACGGGCGAACTGGAAAAGTTCCAAAAGAGCCTTGGCTTGACCAAAAAGGAATTGAAGGAACTGGAAAAGGAAGTCGGCCCGGCTGCCATTACGATGGGTGACGTGTTCAAGGGCTTGGGCAAGACCATTTCGGACGCTTTGAATTTGGACAAAGCCTTCGACATGTTCAAAAAGGGCTTTTTCGCAACCTTCCGTTTTGTGGCGGACTTGGCCAGCGATGTGGCGGCTGGCATCTATGCGGCCTTCGTCGGCGGCTTTCGCGGCATTGTTGAGGTGTTCAAGAATTTGCCGGCTGTTTTGGGCGATCTGACCATTAGGGCGGTGAACAACGTAAGCCGCGCGATTGAAGTTTTCCTGAATGGGTTTATCGCATCAACGAACACGCTGCTTCGCAAGCTGGGCATGGAAACGATCAAAACGATTGTGGACATTCCCGAACTGGAAAACAAATACAGCGGCGCGGCCAATGCGGCTGGCAAGGCGTTCACCGGCCAGATCAAGCAGGCTTTTGGCGAGGCCAAGGATGGCTTTCGCGCGGCTGGCGACACATTGAGCGCCAACATCATTGACGCCGCCAAGCAGCGTATGGAAGGCGGTGCAGACACGATCCTTGACGAACGCACCTTAAAGAAAGCGGCCAAAAAAGCTGGGCAGACGCTTGGCGAGTATATCGCTATCGAAACCGGCCAGGCCATCACGGCGCTGGAAAAGTCATTCAAGTTTGATGATAGCGTTTTCAAGGACGCTGGCAAGCGCCTGCAAGAAATGGCTGACATTGGCAGCAACGCGCGCGCAGAGGCCGCAAGGCGAGCCGAGGAAGATATACAAAACAGTCTGAAAACCTTTAGCGATGTTATGAGCGGCATCGGTGATCTGTTTGGCCAGAAAGTCGGCGGCACTATTGACCGTCTTGGCAATTTGATGAAGCGCACCTTTCCAGAGTTTTCGGCAAGCATGGGCGCAGCGTTCAAGGGCATTGGTCAAAGCATTAACGGCGTTCTGGCCGGTTTTGGCACTAACTTGAATCAGCTTGGCGGCGCTGCCTCGTTTGGCTCCACTGTGGGTGGCATTGTTGGCAATGGCAATCAGGGCGCGCAAATTGGTGGCGCGATTGCTGGCGCTGGCGGCATGGCTATCGGGCAGACGATTGCAGCCCTGGGCAGTGCAGGCGGGCCGATTGGCATGATTATCGGCAGCGTTATCGGTTCTTTGGTTGGCGGTCTGTTCAAAGGCAAAAACAATTTTGCCGATGTGATGTTGTCAGGCACCGGGCCGGGCAGCGTGTTCAATCAGCGCGGCGGCGCACAAAGCACACAGGCTGGTCTACAGCTTGGCGGCGCTTTCAGTCAGCAGTTAAACGCCATTGCAACGGCGCTTGGCGGCACTGTTGCCGGCGGCCAAGGCTTTGGAAGCTTGGGCTTTAGCGGTGAGCAATTTTATTTCAACGCTATGGGCGGCGACTTCAAAGCAGGCGGCGCGCAGAAGTTTGCCAGCGCAGAGGAAGCCGTAGCAGCGGCTATCAAGAACGCTGTCAGCAAGGGCGCGTTTGACGGCCTGAGCGAAAGCAGCAAGATCATCGTTGAAAAGCTGGCCGGCCTTGGCGCTGATGAGATCATGAAGGTGCTGGAACAGATCAGCACCGCCCGCAATGCGCTGGCCGATGCCTATAACCGCGAGGCCGCTGCTATCGGCGCGACGATTGAGAAGTTTCAGGCCATGACGGCCAATCTGCAAGCGTTCCGCGATACGCTGGCACAGCAGTTGATGACGGCGGAAGAAATATATACCGCCGCCCGCAGCAAGTTTGAGGAAATCAGCCAAGCAGCTATCGCCGGCAATGAGGAAGCGATTGGCCAGCTTGTCGGCGTGTCGCAGAACTATCTGGAAGCGGCAAAGAGCTTCCTAACGCCGGAAGAATATAACCGCGAAATTGAAAACGTGATGAAGGCGGTTGATGTTGCTATTGAGCAAAGCAAGTCGCTGGAAGCTTACGCGCAGGAACAGCTTGCCGCCCTTAACGCCAGCGTTGATGGGCTGATTACGCTTGATCAAAGCGTTTTGAGCGTGGCGGATGCAATCAAGAACTTGCAAGACGTGATGAAGAACATCAACACCCGCCCGATCAATATCAGCGTGACGGGCGGGACGGCGTTCACAACGGATGGCGGCGGCGGCGAAATGCCCGGCTTCTACAATGGCGGTATGCATAGCGGTGGCTTGCGTCTGGTGGGTGAGAATGGCCCAGAGATCGAAGCCACCGGCACTAGCCGCATCTATAACGCCAATCAGACGGCAGATATCCTGGGCGGCAGCATGACAACGGCTAACCAGATCGCCGCGTTGCGTGATGAGATGCGCGCCAGCCTTTACGCTATCGCCAAAAATACCGGCAAGACGGCCAATCAGCTTGTGCGCTGGGATGGCGACGGCCTGCCAGACGCGAGGGGCTTCTAAATGATCATCGTTCAGCCTGTCCCCGTAACATCGGCAATGGTGACGGCAAGCAATGTCGCCATCACTGAGACGCTGTGGACGGCTGGCACCTACACGCTTGGCCAGGAGCGTTATATTGGCACGCGGCTTTATAAGGTGCTTGTCGCCAGCACGACCGATAATCCGACTGTTGGCGTAACGTTGACACCGCCAAGCTGGCAGGACATTGGCGCGATCAATCGTTTCAAAATGTTCGATGAGATCATTAGCACGCAAACTTCTCGTGCCAATAATGTAAACATTGACATCACGCCCGGACAAGTAGTAAACGCAGCCGCTTTTTTCGGAATGCAAGCAAATGAAATCACACTGACAATTACCGACCCGATTGAAGGTGTTGTTTACGACGAAACCAGAAGCCTTCAAGACAACACTTTGATCAACAATTGGTATGCATACTTTTTCGAAGATATTACATTTCTTCCTGACATGGTTTTTTCTGGGCTTCCATCTTACAATAATGCAACCTTGAATGCTATTATTGACGCTGGGGCCAGCACCGCCGCCATTGGCGAAGTCGTGATCGGCAAGCAGCGCAACCTTGGCGTGACAAACTTCGGCACCAGCGTTAGCATTCTGGATTACAGCCGCAAGGAAACCGACGAATTTGGGAACACTGTTATCGAAACTCGCCCATTCAGCAAGCGTGCTGATTATGATGTTACGGTTGAAACAAGCTCGATTGCTGCCGTGCAAAAATCACTGGCTGACATTCGCACTACGCCAACCGTGTTCATCGGCGACCAAAATCGCCCCGAAACGGTTGTCTATGGATTTTATCGCGGTTTTAATATAATCATATCCACGCCAAGCATTTCCGATTGCAGCATTGAAGTCGAAGGGTTGGTCTGATGCCTGTTCCGCTAATTACACCATTGCCAACTCCTCCTTCCCGGTCTCAGACGCCGGAAACTTTCAGCATCGACGCCGATGCCTTCCTTGGAGCGTTGCCTGAATTCCAAACTGACGCTAACGCGCAAGCTACCTATCTAGACGCTTTGGCGATTGCTGTCGATGTTGATGCCGTTGCGGCTAATGCTGATGCCGCCGCCGCTTTAGCAAGCCAGATTGCTGCTGCTGCGTCTGAAACTGCCGCCGCTTTATCTGAGACAAATGCCGCTGCATCTGAGGCCGCTGCCGCTGGTTCAGAAACTGCTGCTGCTCTTTCCGAGACAAATGCCGCCGCAAGCGAATTGGCTGCCGCAGCATCCGCAGCAGAGGCCGAAGCCGTTGTTGCTGGCATTGGTTTCCAGGACGTTGTTTTCATCAATGCGGCAATGTCGCCTTATACCGCGACTTCAGCAACCAATGGCAAGCTTATCGCCTGTGACACAACTGGCGGCAACATCGTCATTATCTTGCCAACTATTGCTTCAATCACAACTCCATACACCATAGGCGCAAAGAAAACGACAAGCGATGCCAATAGCGTTGCGATCAACTGCTCTGGCACTGATACGTTTGACGATGGAACGACAAGCAAGGCGGTTAATGTTCCGGCTGGCTTTACCTTGATCCCCGATACCGATGGCGCACCGGACACTTGGACGGCCATCGGCTTTGGTGGTGCAACCGCAGGCCCAATCGGCGGAAGCGGTCTAACCATGTCAAGCGACAAATTGCTTGGTCGCAATAGCGCCGGAAGCGGCTCGATTGAAGAAATCCCGCACGCCAGCCAGGCTGAAATGCAGGCAGGCATTGAAACTACAATGCGCGGAATGTCTCCAGCAAATATCGCTCAAGCGATTGCAGCATTGGTTGCCCCAACGTCTACCGCGAAACTTTATTACTTTGGCCAATTCTAGGAGCTTGACAGATGGCAAGTGGCATTTTCGGACAGGCCGCGTTGACGGCAGCGACGAATACAACGGTCTACACCGTCCCGGCTAGTACCGTTGCGACCATCACGCTGTCGGTTTGCAATGTTGGCAGTCAACTTTCCTATTTCCGCGCCGCTCTTTGTTCTGCGGATACACCAACCAACGCAGAATATATTGAGTTTAATACGGAAATTCTGGTAAACTCAACCTTTGAGCGCAGCGGCATCGTTATGCAGGCTGGCAAAAAGCTAGTTGTTTATTCAAATGTCGCTGGCATCGCCGTAACCGCCTATGGTTTTGAGGAGTAAATAACATGGGACGCTCAATTGTAAATGCTCAGGCTCCTATCCTTGGCAGCATTTTCCGCAATACCAACTCGCCTACAAATTTGCGACTTGCTGACGGTTCTTGGTTTAAAGCCCTGCCAATCACTTATCCAAATCCTGACGCTCTGATTAATACTATTGATCAGCCAATTGCTGCGTCAACATACCAAATAGGAAATTTCTATGTTAGTTATGGAAGGTATGTTGAAGGCACAGCATTTGACGTGTTTCAGCTTAATACCTCAAACGTTGATAACCTAATTCTAACTTGGTGCGTAAACCTAGCGCAAGGTGCATCAGCTTTTCAAAGCAACAAAACAGAGAACTTTGTAAGCCAATCCAGAGAGATCAATGGGAACTTTATTGGTCATTTCAATCAGGGATGGGGCGGTTACAACTTTTCGCGTTTTGGCCGAGTGAATGTGTCAAACGGGGTTGTGACTGGTGGCGATCTAATCGGATATGCTGACTGCGGTGCGTATTATTATGACTCCGCAAACTCAAAACATGTTTGGATCTCTAATGGTTCAAAATACCAAACTTCAGATGGTTTGGCCTTTACCACTACCACTGTAAGTGGTCTTACAGCCCGCGAATACAATCGCGCCGTTTTTGGAATTCGGCCTTTTGTTGCCGTTAGCGGAAACAACGGGATTTATCTTCAGCGCAACAACTCAACGGCCAATGCTGGAACTGACGGTATACAGGCATGGAGAACCACTGATAATTTTGCAACTGTTACAAGCCTAACCACTTTGATTCCAGGCGGAACTACTTACGGAATTCCTCACATTGTGAATTATGATGGAACAAAGCTGTTTGTTCTTTCTGGTGGGGCAGATGGATCGTCGTCTAACATGAGTGGCCGCTTTACGAGCGATTTCGGCGCTACAATGGGGACAACCACGGTCAGCGGTGACGCAATTGTCTTTCATGGGATGTCTGGGCGTGGCGCTAATTTCAGCGGCGTTGGAGCCTCGCACCTTGCATCATGCAGCGGCGCTAACGCTTCTTCGTTCATGTATTTGTCTAGCTCGTATGGTAACTATTTTGCTTATTACACCAGCAATGGTGGGCAAAGCTTTACGGCTAAAGACGTGTCGTCTCTTGTAAGCGGACTTGGCTCCAATGGAGATAAGGATGGATTCGTTGCCTTAAGTTACGCAAACGGCGTTTGGGTTGCGCTTTTCCAGAAGCAACTTTTTGGAATTTATTCGATGAAATCCTCCGACAACGGCACAACTTGGACTTCGCCTGTGTTGGTATTCAGTCCTGACGGAAACCCATCAGAGGGGGGGTATTACCTGTCGCAAATTCTTACCCACAGCAATCAATTCGTTGCGTTTAAAATGTCCAGTAACAGAATCAGGTTTGCGAAAAGCTCTGATGGTATCACATGGACTGCAATGAATGATCCAAATTTTTCTCTTGGATACAGCAATTGCTATGTGGAGTTCGACAATCACTTTATTGTTGGCGGCAAGGTCATTCGAAAATCTGATTTGACAATCGTTGGTCACCACGCCGCGCCCGGCTACACCAGTAGCGGCGCAAGGCTGGCCACGCTGGCTGTTCCAAACAACAAAATGGTTACAGCTTTTGCTTCATGGGGCGGTGCGGTTGTTGCCGATGCTCAAATTACTAATTCAGTCAAGACAATGCCCCTATTTCCGCAAAACAATTCATATTCAACAAGCGGCTCCGTTTATGGTGCCTTTGAATATGTGCGAGTGCTTTAAATGACCACTGACATTGAAAATGATCGCCTTGGTTTGCTGCGTCTAAGCGATTGGACGCAGCTACCAGATGTCCCTATTACTGAAGCCCAGCGCGCAGAAGCTGCGGCATACCGGCAGGCTTTACGCGATGCCGATAAGCAAGAGGGTTGGCCATTTACATGGACGCCGCCTGTGCTGCCTGAATTTATGGCAGGCTCAAGCAAGCCTGTTTAGCATGGCAGCCACGTTGTAAGAGACCGCCAATTGTTGTATTGTTGCGCCAGACTAGGAGCCAACGCATGTCAAGCCCGGCGCATACCATCATGGAAGGCATGAAACCGGCTGGTGACATTCTGTCAATCGGCGTTGTGCTGGCCACCTTGGCGTCATGGCTGCCTTCGGTTGCGGCGATCTTCACGATTATCTGGACGGCAATCCGCATTTACGAAACGCAAACGGTGCAGCGCCTGCTTGGCAAGGCTACATAATCCGCTGATCGTCGCAGGGCCGTCCTGTCGCAGCTAATGGGTGACACGTGCCGCGCAATCAACACGATATCGATCCGGCGCGTGATGCCGAGATTTATGCGGCTTATGTAGAGGCCGGCAACAGTGGGCGGGCATTGGCCAGAACGGGCCGCTATGGCGGCAAGATGGGCATCTTGTCAGCGGTGCGCCGTCATAAGGCAACGCAGGGCGAAGCCTATGGGGCTGGCGGAATCGGGCAAGGTGCGGAACGCGACGGACATGCGCCCTACATTATCAAAGGCGTTTCAACCTATTTTGATGCAGACGGCAATCAACGCGCCCAATGGGTGAAAACCCGGCTGGATGACGAACAGCGGCAAGAGGCGATCAGGGCAGCGGCTGAGGCGCTAGCCGAAAACATACCGCCAGCGGAACCCGTCACGCCACCGGCTGCAACCTTGGCCGATCTGCTGAACCTTTACGTTTTCACGGATTACCATGTCGGAATGCTGGCGTGGCACCGCGAGGGCGGCCAAGATTGGGACTTGGCCATTGCTGAAAAACTAATAACAAACGCGTATCGCCATATGATCGACAATGCGCCAGCGGCTAAAATTGGCATCGTTTGCCAGCTTGGCGACTGGTTTCATTACGACAGCTTCAAGCCGCTAACGCCTGCCAGTGGGCATCTGCTGGATGCCGACAGCCGGTTTCCCAAGATGATCGAGGCCGGCGTTCGCATCTTGCGGCGGATCGTTGGCATGGCGCTGGAACGGCATGAGCAAGTGATCGTGCTACATGCTGAGGGCAACCATGACGAAGCCTCATCGGTCTGGCTTCGAGTGATGTTCAAGGCGCTGTTTGAGAATGAGCCGCGCGTTACGGTGGAGGATAGCCCGCTTCCGTTTTATGCGTATCAGCATGGCCAGGTTATGCTAGCGTTCCATCATGGCCACAAAGTCAAGATGGACGGCTTGCCGGCGCTGTTTGCCAGCCAGTTCCGCGAAATGTGGGGGCAAACAACAATGGCCTATGGCCATAGCGGCCATTATCACCATGAAGTGG